CTTCTAGGTACAGGGCAAATTCCCCATCGCCTGTAGCGTGGACGCTAAAGAGCGGCTCACGGTGTCTGGTCATTTGCGCTCCAATGCTTGCTTGATGCGCTTCTGCTTAGAATCCCACTGCTGGGCTTCTCTGATGGCTTCATCCATCGGGCTGGCATCATAGCGCAGAACCGCCACAATAACCCCTAGAATGCCCGCTAAAGCCCCAATCATCACTATCTGGTCCATTCGGACCCCCTTTCATTTGCCCCAAGTATGACCCAGGGGGCTGACAGCCTATGGGCGACACGCCGACGGTGGCAATCTGGGGTTGTATTGACAATCGTATGGACAGGTGGTTCAATTCTCTTATTGGAGCCAAGCACAGTAACTCCAGGAAACGGAAGAAGAAAATGAAAAGCAACTATCCAAGAATCACAAGCAATGTAACAATCGCTGAATTCCCTGAAATGGCAGATGCTTTGCTTGATGCAATGAATAACAACAGCCCACGTCGTTGGGTAATCCTTGAGTTGATTGCTAAGCAAACAGAAGCAAAGCAAAACAAGTTCTGGAAGTTTTATGATGCGTTTGTAGCATCAAAGGTAGGTGCATAATGAAAATCAAATATTCAGTTGACAGCACACCACGTCCAGCAATCTTGGCTATGTGGCAAGATTCAACTCATCGCATAACAATTTTTGTTTATGAGAACCTTAGTTATGAAGTTATCCGCAATGGTGTAGTTCAACGATTCGATATGAACCACTGGTACATCAGACCACAAAGCGTTGTTAAGCACGTTGAGAATGATGTTGCTTCAGGTGTTTATCCAGGCGTTAGGAGAGTTGCATAATGAAAATCAAATTCAAACGCATGAAGGCTGGTCATTATCAATATGAAAAATGGCAAATTCACCGTTGGTATTCAGAACGCAAATCATATGTTCTTTGGTGTGTAAGTTTTGACGGTGTTGGAATGGACGATTATCGCACTTTGAAACAAGCAAAAGCACACATCATTGCAGACTTAATGAAAACTAAGGAGTTGGCATAATGCTAGACCTACTCTTTGGCACGCACGTTGCTGGTTGGCAGGCGATGGTGCAGTTCTGGTTCTGGTTTTCAATCGTCGCATTCTTTGCAGTGCGCTGGATGAAAGGTAATATCAAATGAGCGCGATGAGCAATCTGCACGCAGAACTTTCCACTGCAATGACCCACGTTGCAGACAAACTCAATGAAGCAGTCGCCGATGGCTGGGGCGAAACAATGGAAGCCACCTGCCAGGTGGCAATTGAACTGTTGCAAGTCTGCGCCAATGCATTTGAGCAGATTCGCACTATGAGTGAGAAAGTGGCAGAAGGTGGAAATTAGGCGCTGCCAGAGATGTGGCCAGATTGACTGGCAGCAAGGTTTTCATATTCCGTGCAAATGTAATCGAAAGGAGAAGAAGTGAAGAAAATCAGGTCTGTGCGTGTGTCAGATGTGCTGTGGGCAAAAGTTCAAGCGAAAGCCAAGCAAGAAGATAAAACTGTCAGTGAAGTAATCGTTGAATACTTGCGTGAATATGTAAAAGCGTAAGAGACAAAGAAGAACCCCTACACGGGAAAGGTGGCCGTGTAGGGGTTTTCTTATCGCTAGGGGATAAAGACTATTGCTGGTCCTGTTTGCGTTTGATTTCAGCGAGTTCGGCGGCAATGCTTGCATATGCTGCCAAATCAATGAAGGTATCATCTTTAGAGTATTCGTGATTTTGTTGCAGTCTGGCAATCTTTACCAACGCCATACAAATCGAAACTTGCATTGGCGTAATCTCTGTCCCAAGATAGGCAGACCACAAGACTGCAATTCTTCTGTGATTCTCATACGGTGTTCCATAATCTTCTTGGCGGTCACCATACATCAGCCTTTCGGCTTCTTTGAGAATTTCCCCCCGTTTCATCTGAACTACTCTCCTTCTTCCAAATCCTCAATGTCAGTGTAAAGAGCAACTTCTGTTTTTTGATTTTCTACGCGCTGTGCGTACTCACCAAGACCTAGAGCGGAAAGCACGAACGCAACTGCTGCTTCGGTTGGCATCTCTGGTGAGAGCGCGGAAACTATCAGAGCAACTGCTGATGAAACAAACGCTGCTACGCGAGCAGGATTCTTGTGAACAAATGACTTCAACTTTTCCATTCTTACTCCTTGAACTTAGGCTTACCAAACCCAACTATTGAGATTGGTTCAGAACGTTTCAACTTCAATCTTCTCTTTGGCTTCTTATAGGCTCTGGTTTTGAAGGCAACCATACCGCCATTGCGCTGGTCGCCTTTAGAATCGCCAGATGTATTTCCTTCAATTGTATGGACGATGCCTTTGCGGGCCTGCACGCCGATGACAATGCCGATATGACTAATCCGCTCGACTCCGTCACCTGGGAAGTCAAAGAAGGCTAGGTCGCCTGGCTCTGGCCTTGCGGTGGCGGCATCCTGCCACTGACCACGGGATTGAAAGGCTGTGGCTCCAGCCAGCGTTGAGATGCAATTAGGGATGCGCAGACCAACCTTCTTGGCGCACCACATTACGAATGACCCGCACCAAGGCAGGTAGTTCGCTCCCATCTCCTTGCCAAACTTTGTCTCATTCTCTTTCGGGCCTTCGGTGTATCCAACTTCAGCCCAAGCGACCTGAATGAATCTGTCGCGCTGTGTCATTTGCGGGTTCTCTTTTGCTTGGTCAGCAGAAGGCTGTAAATCTCATCTACCCGCTCTTCCAAACGATTGACTTGGTCTTTCAAACTTGAGCCAGAGTTGGGCTTGAGTTCTGCCAAGTAGTGCTGCACTAGCCATTTGACTCCGTAGGCAAATGAGCCAACAAGTGTGCTGACAGCAACTGCCAGGGTTGCGATGTCGGTTGGTGACATTATTTCTCCTTCAGCAAGACCTGAATATCATCAAACAGGTCTATATGGTCATCAATCGTTCTTTGTATCGGAACAATTTCTGCAACTAGGTCCATTTTCTAACTTCTTGATTGTGGCTTTCAAGATTGCATTCTCTTGAGCCATTGAACCAATCTGTTCCCGCATTGCCTGCAATACGGTTGCTAGGTCCAATTCAGTTTCCATCTATTCCCCCTTGAGCAGTGCTATTTCTTTGTAAAGGTCTTGAATCAAAGCGAGCAATCCAGGAACAATCATTCTGTCATTCCAAGATTCAACTTCACCATTTTCATAATCTGCTGCGACTGGATAGACAGCATCAACTTCTTCAGCAATAAATCCAGGAATCAAAGCGCCAAAGCGACTGTCAGATTCCGATAGATAATCTTCGCGATAGGTAAATGCTCGCACTGGCAAATCAAGTAATTTCTTTGGGTCAAGTTCATCAATATCAGTCAAAGTTGTGATGTTCTCTTTGTATCTCTGGCTTGATGCAGTGCTTCGCGTAACGCGACCAAGAGTAATAGTGACGCGGCCATTGGCGGCATCTGTGACCGTTGTATGGTTTGGAGTGAACAAGTCACGGTTGGCAGTGACATCATTAGTTGCAGTTATACTATTGCTGGCAGTTATATTTCCGCTTGATGATATAGTTCCGCCGCTAACTGTTCCTGATGCGCTAACATTTGTGGCATTATTTAGATTGCCATTATTCAAATTGATGTTTCCACCATTTGACATAGAAATTGCTGTTCCAGTACCGCGAACAATATAAGTGTCAAAACTTGCTTGACCAAAAGTTCCAGTTGAAATGTAATTTGTTCCATCGCCAAATGATGTGGCTCCGATGGTAAATCCACCAATAGTTCCAGTTGCGGCAGTTAAAGTTCCAGCAGCAGTAACATTGAAACTTGACCCATTTGTGATGGTATAACCAGTCAAAGTTCCTGCAACAAGTTTATCTGTTGTGATTGAACCAGCAGCAATCTGGGATGCTGTAATGGTTGCTGCTGCGATTTTATCGCCTGTGATTGTGCCTGCAACAAGTTTTGTTCCAGTAATAGATGCTGCAGCAATTCGGTCAGCAGCCAAGGTGCCAGTGGAGATATTGCCAGCATTGAGATTGGAAACTGTGATGACTGATGCATCAATGGTTCCTGATGTAATTTTGTTAGCAGATAAATTGGCAAGAGCATTATTTCCTAGAGGAACTGCAACTCCCCAAGAGCCTGATGTGTAACGATAGATTTTATTGTCATCATCAGTATCAAACCAAAGGTCGCCTTCGGCAAATGGTCCAGTGCTGGGTTGCGTGGTCTGACGATAAACGCGGTTCTTGCCATCGGCAGTGGTCTGTGCCGCTGTAGCGGCTGACTGTGCCGCGGCGATTGCAGTATCTTGAACAGATACCCAGGCAGTTCCATTGTAATAATACTGTTTGTAGCCATCGTCAGTATCAAACCAAAGGTCGCCTTCTTTCAAAGAAGGGTCAGTTGGCGCTGATGCCTGGTAATAAACAACAGCACCAGAGTTGAGAACAATTTGGTCAATTGTGTTGGCAAGACCATCAGCAGTATCTGGTACAGCAGGCACCACAGATGAAACAGTAAAGTCAGCAGTCTGTGTGACTGTGATTGGCGTATTAGTAATCTGTGGACATAATGGCATCGCTTACCCCTAGATTGTTATTGAATATGGATTGATGGGCGATGTGTGAAATGTAACCTGCCAATCATCATTGGTGATTTTGTGGTTCATTCCTTCAATGACAAGGTTATATTGCAAATTTCGATTATCAACAGTGCGGCGTTTGACGCTGACCTGGTCACCAATTTCGCAGGCTAAGAAATCAGGATAAAGAACTCCAAGATTCAAAGC